TGTCCTGCAACACTGTCAAATGCTGTTTGAAGTGCATTAAATTCATTATTTAGTGATGCAGAAGCAATGGTCAATCCAGCAGCAATAGTAGCAGCAGCTTGTCGTGTATATCCTGTCATTACCTTCTCCCGTTAATAGCGTATTCAAGATACACAGACTTGACTATGTAAGGTGAACCACCAAGGCTGGAAAACCCAACACTAATTAATTTACCAGAACCAATTCCTTGTGCTTCTTGAGTACTTATAGGATTACCATCATACACAGCATAAGAGTCATATGTAGATAAAGGATCATCATATTTAAATGTACCTATTAAAGTACCAAAATATATAGTAGATGGTTGTAATATATTTGATTGTGATGCATCTAATATTACGTTTGCGTAGATAACAGACACACCTTCAGACTCAAAATATCCTTTAATACGGTATATAGTCTTGCGTATAGCAGGATCATTTAATGGATTATGAGCTAACTGAAACTGTGCAGGAATCAATACTGGATTATTAGACACATCAATAAAATTAGAGCCAGTATCCATCTGATACACATAGCCATCAGTGCTTGAATTATTAGCAAAAACAATTAACTCTTTATCTGAATTTAAGTAGTTGCTATCCGCACAGTATATATTTAACCCACTTATATCAAACCATTCCCATCCAACGGACCCATCTAATCCTAATCGTATTCCACCAAGAAAACCTTGTGCTGCATTAGTTTGAGTAGATGCTGTATTGGCAAATACACGATATTGAGCTTTACTACGAATAATGCAACCAGCAAAATTACCAGTAGCTTTATAATTAGTGATAAAATCTATCAACTTAGGTTGAATTGTACGAGACAGATTTGATAAATCTACGTCACCAATACGCATAGTACCAGCAACAGTACGTACACCATCAGTAGATAAGAATATTAAATCACCACCAATTTCAGCCAATGTTTCATACGCTACACAGCCAATGCTGGATGATATAGGAGTAAGTGTCCAGTCTGTTTGATTGGTGCCTGTAATACAGGCAATATTATTATCCCCAAACACAAACAGTTGATCACGCCATACTGCCATACCACAAGTAATATTAAAACCAACATTAATACTACCAGCACCATCTAAAGCACTGTAGTCTGTCTCTGCTGCCGGAGCACTAAATGTAAGTAAATTACTATTCTTTTTAGCCAAAAACATATGACGTTTAAATGAACAGGCAAAGTCAGCAGCAGGGCAATTGCTATCTGTAATCTGTGTATATGTACCGTCAGCTTTATATGTAGCTGGTTTATTCACACCATCACAAATAATAATGCTTGGCTGTGAGTAATTGTATCTATGTGCTTGATATTTAGTTACACTGGAACGAGTATTAGCTCCAGATATATTAGACCATGTAGTACCAGTACCGTAGAATACGTCTACACCTCGCATAGCTACTACACCATTATTAAACACAAATGTACCTAGTATTTGACCAGAGTTAGGTACAACAGTACTAGAGTATCTAACAGTTCCAGAAATACGTCTATACCCACCTTTAATACTTGGTTCAAAGTTAGTACCTTGTATTAAAGAACCTGGACGACGAGAACCTTGCTCAATAGGGCCTTCATTTTGAATGGTGCCACCTTCTAGAGCAATGTTGTCTGTTTTCCATGAATCAGTTGATGGCATTACCAGACCCTAGTAGGACCAGTTAAAGGTAGAGGATGACCAATCATAGGAGATTTCATATAAGGGTCTTGTGGAACAATTTGACGTACTAGTGATTTAGCACCATCTTCCCATTTACCTTGCCAAGCAGAAGCAGCTTGTAGGTTTTCACGAAACAACAAAGCATAGTACATAGCACAGTCTACAACTACACCATCAAACTGTGTAGGAAGTATACATACATCACTGTAGTTTACCATATCTGTTGGCATCTGCCAAGCTTCATATGAAATAGTATATGCTGTATCTGGAAATGGACTAATTAAACAACCATTACCAGTTAAATCTTGAATAATGTTACGAGGAACTGACCATAATGAACTAGCTGCATTAACGTCATTAGCATACTGGTAGTTCATGTATTCATTATAATCTTTATGTGCTAATGCTTTCTGTACAATAGGTGGTGTTGCAGATGAATTAGCAACTACGTAAAACGTATCCCAATCAGTCGGATTCATTGCACCAGATAAAGAATATTGATTTACACCGGCAGTAGTAGTAAATGTGGTACGTAAATGTAAAAAAGGTAAACGGTTATATTTACGTGTAATATCATGCACAGCAGCATTGACAGCTTCTTTTGCATGAGCATAAAAACCTCCTGCACCAGAGAAGGTAGAGGAGCTTAGTGGCACTTCATTAAGACGTGCTAGAACTTTATTCACAAGTGTAATAAAAGTTGTGGACAATATAAACCCCTAGTAAAAAGGCCGTGACCGGATAATTAGTCCAATCACGGCCTTTTGTTATACAAACTATACGACTAGCGTATAATTAATTTACAGTAGTTACCACGTTGCTTAGGTCAACATTCAATAGAATGACACGACCCACAGCATTAACTGCACCAGTACCAACTGTAACGCGAGCTGTAGTAGTAGCTGCGCTAGTAACAAGGGACTGTGTAGTACCCATTGTAAGACCAGTAGCAGCAACTGTAGCAGCAGACAATAGAGTAGTAGCAGGAGATACAGTGGCAAGAGCCAAAGTACCAGAGTTACCGGCAGTATCAGCAGTTGTAATTTCAAACCCACCACGCAACACCAGAGTGTTTGCAGGAATAGTAATTACGTCAACTGTGTCACCAGAAACCGCAGCAGAGAGCGTAGAACCAGCAGCAAAGCTAAAAGGCTTGTCTACTGTATACGCCAAACGTTGCGGTAGATCGGCAAAACGAGGTGCCGCAGGAGTACTAAAGAGAATGCTATAAGCAGTCATGCTATGCCCTCCTTAGTTAACTTTGACCGTGACCGCACTCACGTCAACGTAGATTAAGCCCACACGAATGATTGGGTTACCAAAGGCAGTAGCGAATGACAGACGAGCTGTCGTACCACCCGGCGCAATAGCCGTACCATAGATTTGCGAAGAGATTGCTGTACCAGTACCTGGCGGAATAATGCCGCCCGTAGTAGTAACCGAACCCATCGTATAACCAGTGGCATTATTAGCAACACCAGTAACCAAAGTAGTAGCAGGAGCAACCAAAGCCAAAGCCAAAGTGCCTGTAGTACCCGAAGTAGCAGCCTGAGTGACTTGAATAAAACCACGATCCACCAAAGTTTCAGGCGGCAGAGCAATCACGTCCAGCGTATCAGCTGTAGTGCTTGCAGAACCTGTAAGTGTGGTAAAATCGACAACCTTATCTGCAACACGCAGAGCAGAAACGTCTGTCAGAGACTCAACTTGACCAGCAAAAAGCGTGGTAGCTGAGTTAATTGCAACTGAATATGCAGTCATTGTATTTCTCCCTTAATCCCTATTAACCGCGCTGCCAATAGACACGGGCCAAAGCTTCTGGACGGAGAGCCTTACGACCATACAGATGCAGACCACGAACCACGTCAGCAAAGCTGTCTGGATCACGATATGTTTCTGTCTTGGCAATCTGACTAACTGTAGCGACCGCAGACATATGACCAGCTAAAATGGTACCATAGTTGCCTGTACCAGTTGCATCCGAACCCGAACCACCTGTAACCAATGAGTTTGACAAGTAGCAATCAAAGCCGCGAATCTTACCTTCGATAACGCGACCATTCCACATGCCGGGACGCATTGGCGAAGTTGAGTCACCAGTTTGATTGACTTGCATCAAACGGCTTTCTTCAGCTTGCATTTGTTCCCAAAAGAACGGTTCAGCAACAACCCAGCGACCATCCGTAGGCACGTTAGCTTCGTCAAACTTACGGTTCAAACGAGCCAAAATGTTCAGAGGAGAGAAGCCACCTGCTGGCGGATTGACACGCACAACAGAAGGAGTTGAAGAAGAGCCAATTGTGATGTTGGTATTAGAAGCAATGTAAGACAACACTTCAGCGTCAAAGGCATCTTTCAACTTAAACGCAGCGCGTTCAGTTGCCAAAGATTCCCAGTTGACGTGAGATTGTTTAGCTTCAATGTCGTCAACCTTAAATGCAAACTTGTTCGCATGGTCAACAACCAACGTAATATCCGTATCAATCAAATCAGTCGGAGTGATCGACTGTCCACGAACGTACGGAGATACGATAATATCCGGTTCCAGAATGATGTGGACGCTATCGCCGTAGTTAGCGATTTCACCAGAATAATCAGTATTCGTAATAGCTTCCACGACGGAAACACGACGAAACTTCTTCAGAACTTTCTGAGAGTAGATGGTAGGGCTGAATGCTCCGTTCCTAAGTCATTGATTTCTCAATGTGTCCAGGCTCTTTATCCTGGCTCCACTATATTTCTATAGTGAGTAGACTATATCATCATTCCGTAGAATGTTGGGCGCTCGTGTCAGGATTATTCTTTCGTCACCTGTTAGTCGTTGAACCTTCTAAATCCCTGGGGATAAATCCTTACGTATTTAGCTTGGCTGCTGATTGACTTCACCTTTACGTGGTCAGCTTTTCCAGCAATTCACCCAATTTTACCGTCCCCTAACGATTTTGAGAAGGGAGGTTTCCATAGCCCGCGCTAGTGGAAAATGCCAATTTAGTAACTCCTATGTTATAAGTTTTTTAAGTTTATAGTCTAGGGCTGTTACAAGAGGGGTACTTTTCAGGGCCATCTATCACAGGTTATCTAACTACTTATTATTTTTGTACCTGACGAGTAGTTCTGCCCATCGCAGAAGATCGTCCTCAATTAGGTTTTGTTTAATTTTGTTTACATACCAGCAAACAAATTAAACATTCCCTTCACAGTATCCAACGCTTGAATCAATTCTATCTAATGACATTAGTTCTTGCGAGGATTTTAAAAAGTTCATGGTTACACCCGTAAGTGCACATTTACCTTTTTGTCTATTGTATAAATCTTCTAAATAACTAAAAGTTAAATTAAAATTAGATTTATTTCTTTTATTGGCAGAATCTAAACAATATTTAAGTCTACCAATTAATGTACTATTTCTAGTTCTTTGCTGTTCACGATAAACAGGTAAACGATTTTTTCTATAATTTAAACGTCTATCTTTTTCTTTTTGATAACGTCTACGATTATTTTCCTGCTCACATGCTTTACACCATGGACGAATTCTATTACGTTTATTATTTCCTGTTACAGGATCATATTCATTGCGCGATTTAAGAACATTACAAATTTTACATGTTTTATGTGTTAGCATATTTTATCCTTCCTTAGTCTGGTAAATTAACCTCTTGTCCCCACAAGAGGGTTTGTGATCAGGATTAGAAGGGTGAAGAAAGGGGGATTTACCAGAACCCCTCAATAACCCTGATCACAAACTATAAAACTCTGTTACTTAGTAGTAACGTCCTTTTTAACGTCTTGAATGACGGTTTCAACTGTGTTCACAGCAGTATCAAGCTTAGCTTGGGTGCCAGAACGAACAAGATAAGACTTAAGGAATGCACCAGCCACGACTAGGCCGACAACAATCAGAATCACAAAGATAGTTTCCATTATGCATTCCTTTAAAAAGGATAGGGCTTGAATTATAACATCCGATCTTTCACGGTTTTTCAGTTATAGGAACAGCGGCCCTAACCATATTAACCAATATACTATACTACAAAAAATACCTTGTCAAGTACTTTTTTAACGAGAACCTGAAATATCATAAATAACACGACCTTCATTACGAGCTTGGTCAATCATGTCTTCATACTTTTCAAATTCTTTACCCTTAAGGCTATGAATCCAAGACTCTTTAATCACAGACTTATCTCCATCTACGGAAATGTCTGCTGCTTTAGAGTTAGTTACAGCCTTAGAAGCTTCTAGATTAGGCTTAGCTGGCTTCTTAGCTGGCTGCTTATCGTTATTAAGCAAGCCCATTTCAGCCTTGTACATAGTAATGACCTTAGCCGCTGCATGGGGGTCATTATCTTCGTATAGAGCATCCCTAAAGTTCTTAGGCAGTGCTTTAGCCCAGTCATGGAAGGCTGGATCATCACCCAACTCATCCACATCAGGATGAAGACTCTTAAGAATGGCCTTAGCTTTATCTGCTGATTCCATATGCAGATTAGTCATAAGCTGGTCTACTTGAGCCTGTAGAGCATTAATCTGGCTCTCCTGCTCCTGTGCAGCAACACTACGAACTAAAGCATATACGTCAGGGTATTGATTAGCCCAAGCTTGAACTTCATCCTTACTCTTAGGCATTTCCTTATTAGCTGGAACTTGAGCAGCAGCAATAGAGGCTTTAAGCTCTGCTAATTGCTTATTAAACTCTTTTTCTTGGCGCTGCTGGTGAGCACGTAGATCACCATATCGTTTCTTCCAAGTCTGTTCTTCAGGATTAAGTGCTGTTTCCTCTACTTTATTAGTAGTCTCTTCAACAATCTTTTCAACATCAGCAGCAGTAAACTTTGTCTTATCTTTTACTGCCACTTGGGGCAATGCGTTATCATCGTCTAGTTCTTGCCTACGATAAGGCTTTGGTTTCATGAACTTAGGCGAAGGGGCATTGGTAGCCGCTTCTGTAGTTGTCATTGTTTAGTATTATTCCTTTCTAAATAGTGGACTGGACTGTTTATATGCTGTTGGCATAATTTGGGGTAATTGACTATTAGTATTTGAAGGTGGAATATTACCCGCTTTTAAACCACCTTGTGCCATGAAGTCGTCTTCGTCATCATGTTGATCAAAATTAACATTTTTACTATTGTAAGTCAAGTCTTTTTCACCCGGCTTCTTAATAATACCACCTTTTTTAAGGTATGGAGACACTACAGTAGTGTTAATATTCTCTCCCCCTTTAGCTTCTTCATATGCGTCTCTACCACCAGATAGAGTCATATCAGGAGCTTCATTCTCTTCACCAGGGTTTTTACCATCACCATCTTTACGTAATTGACCAGCCATGTCCATACGAGCTAGACCGACTAATGCCATATCACGCATGTCTGTAAAGAACTTTAATCCCCACCAACGTACTACATTGGCAGGAATAACCATCTCACCCTTAGACAGCATAGTAGGCTGGTCATCAGCAATCTCTTCTGGTAATGCACCGGGAGGTGGCTCATCTTTAGGCTTTTTGATAATGCCTTTATCCACTTTGCCACCTTCTTTCATCATTACACTATTATTATAATCTCCTAGAGCGGCTAAAGCACCGCCGTTAGCAGCGTCTATTGGATTATCAATAGAAGTGCCAATCATACTAAAGCCACCACCTTTATCGGCTTTAACAATTCCACCCTGTTTCATCAAAGGGCTACTACGACCAGCTTGTGTAGCTTGATTAAGTGATTGACCAGAGGACATACCATCCTTCTGTAATTCATACGCAATAGAATTAGTATGAGTAGGATTAGCCACTTCAGGACTACGCATCATTGGGGGAGGTGTAGTATCAGTAAGTTCATTAATCTTATCTGTTAATTGCTTCATCTGATCTGTACTAGGAATAGAATTACCCGTCTGAGCAGCACCCGGAACAGTGCTAGTCTCAGTTGCATCAAACGTCTTATCAGTAGATAAAGCGTTAGCAGTTGGTCCTAGTTTATGAATCATTCCCATTAGGTTTTTTCATACCTCTTTCGATCATCTAATACATGTTCACGAAGCTTTTGCAATACTCGTAATTCTTTTAAAGCACCTTGTGATGCTGGATTAAGATTATTTTCTAATTCATTTCTATGATATTCAATGCGTTCTTTGACATAATCTTGTAGTCGTGACATTATATCTATATCATTGACCACTGGTAGAAGTGTCTCCACCATATCTTTGCTGAACATACTATGGCCTATTTTGTGTGGTGCGAGTAATTACATTAGCCCTACCATAAATATTAATTTTATTAGCACTATCGGCATAAGCTTTAATAGACACGCCACCATTAAATAAATTGTCACCGTCAAGTACATCCTGAACAATTGAATTGGCTGGAACAACTATGATTACATTGTCTGATGTACTAGTACCACCAAGTTGTAATGTCAGTGTACGACTTACACTGTCAATATTAGCTGCATATAGATATAGCTGAGTAAAGTATAACCCTGTGGAATCTGTAGGCACAGTATGAATTAAAGTACCAGGAGAAGTAGTTGCTGCTACAGCAATAGGTCTACCATTTGTAGAGCCAGACAGAAGTACTGGATTATCTATCGCCATTAGTAAACTCTTTATCCTTTAGGAGTGCCAGAAAATCCAGGTGTAGCTGGTCCTGGTGCTGCTCCCGTGCCGATAGTTCCGCCTCCATTACCGCTAGGTCCTGCTGGAGGTTGTGCACCGTTTTGAGGAGTGTTTTGACCATTTGGCGATCCGGCTCCTGCCCCCCCTTGAGGTGGCGAATTAGGCACTTGCTGAGCTTTTGCAAAGATGGCAGCCTGGAGTAAAGCTTCTTCATTAGTGTTTGTAACCTTATCTGGATCAAGATCAAGAGACTTAGCAATTTCACGTACAATATATGGAAACTTAATAAACGGAGCAAGTTGAGGGTTACTACCAACTTGCAGGAATGTAGTAAGCCGTTGACTACGTACTTCATTACGCATCAATGACTCAGTGCCACGTGAAATAACTTCTAGATCACCTTTAATGGCAGGATCAAAATCAAACTGCATATTCCATGCAAACATAGCCTCACCAAGAGGCTGTAGCAAATAGTCATCAAGGTTTTTTACTACGTTACGAATATTGCCACTAGCAGCACCCATAATCATACTAATGCCAGATGCAGTACGACCTAAACCAGGACTAATCTGACTATTACCATGTGTGATACTAGGAACGCCAGTAGCTTCATCAGCAATCTCTCTAGCCTTGTCAAACATCTGCATATTAGATTGGGTGACATTAGGGAATTGATGACTAAAGATAGACTGGCCTGGTGCACCACCATTCTTGTAGAAGATTTTACCCGGATAGAATGTCTTATCTTGACCCGGAACAAGAATAGTCTCGTCCATTTCAAAGACTAATGAACCAGACATGACACCATTATCAACAGCCATTCGCATGAAGCCGTTCATCAAATCTTGGCTATCTTGCATATTTTCAGCTAAACCAACACCCCACGTAATATATGGTTGCAGTTCATACGGCACAGCATAATATGGAATACGTTTAGGAACAAACGGATTCAATACTAAACGTAATACTTCATTGCCACATGCCCATGCATTTACTAGAATTTCATCTAATCCATCGTATTCAGGCGGAATAGTCAAACCTTGACGTTCAGCAGACTCACGATCAATATTACCCCAGTATTCTAACACTTCGTAGCGTTCAATAGCTGGAATCATAGGAAGGTCTTGTAATACAGGCTCCCACCATAAACGAGTATAATTAAAACCACCATCAATAACGCGTTCAATAGCATCTGCATCAAATAGAGGACGCTTCTTAAGATTACGCAATTGTGTTTTGCTCATCTTATGGCGCTCAATTACATAAGACCATCCTTCAGCATTGCGAGCATCTGGATCGCAGTAAATATTCCAAATTGAAGGAGCATCGAGTAAAGGCATATGCTTGATACGAGGATTATACGTACCATCATCTTCCCAGTTAGGTAGCTCTTTTTCAAGGGTTAATGGACCTTTCATAAACCCAGTACCAAACAAGACCATTTCAAACGCAGTTAAACGCAAATGTTTAGAAGCAGATGACGAATCTAGCTGATCGTGTATCTTTTTTTCCATGCGCTTAGCAGCAATCATCGCAGGTTCAACTTCAATTTGACCCGGCAACACTGCGTCTTGGAATGTGTTTTGGCTAGTTTTAAATTGTCCTGCTTTATCGGCCATTTCTTTTGACATTAAGTCACGAAGAATGTGTTCTGTGGCACCAGCAGGAATTTCACGACCATCACCAGGATAGCCGTACGGGCTTTCAGATACGCTGTCATCCTCTTGAGGAGCACTCTGTTTATCTGTAGGCTGATTAGTATCAATGACAATAGGAGCAGCAACACCATCCGGTAAACGACGAGGTTCTACGCCAATTGGAAACTTGTTAGCGGAAAACAAAACATCCATAATCTGACTGAATGCAGCCAGTACTTTAGTCTTAGTAATCTTAACAAATACACGACTGCGCTCAGTCTCAAGAAACTGTGTATCGGGGCCATATAGACCACGATAGTTTCTGTAAGACTGAATCCAGCGTTGTTCAATTGGACGACGAGCTGTCAGGGCACGTTGATAACGGTCTTGTACAAAACCAATGACACCATTGACTGCTTGAATCTCTGACGCTGATTGATGCTTTAACCCATCATGATCAAACGACATAATCTCGTCAGTGCCAGGATTTTGCTGCTCTGCTGACTCGCCCGGATTTTTAAAGAGGGCCATAAACTGGCTTACTTACCAGCGTTTGCTTCTTTAGCTGCATTGACCATGTAATTACGGTCATCAGCCAAATCCCATAGTTTCTTGTATTCGTCTGGTTTCTTACCAGCGCCTTTAATCTTGGCAGCGTCTACGCCATTGATCGGAACATCAGAGAACTTTTGTTCAATATCAAACTCTTCGCCTTCATAGCCAGCTTTCTTATCTTTAGCGTCTTTTGCGCTAGAAAGTTCACCTTGTGGGACTTGCTTATAAATAAAACTATCGCCCAAATTCTTGTATGCTGTATCCAAGAATGCCTTGCTTTCCTTAGTTGCCATATTCTATCTCCTTAATATCCAAATGTTGCATTTGCTGGTTGCCAAGTCCTATTATGCCGAATGTCCCACGTAGTCCTGTGGTTAGTGTCCGAAGCAAGAGGACGAGACATTACACCATATCTTAATGCGTCATACGCATGATCTTCCGCCTTTGTGTCAACATCCTCTGGATCAGTTTTGTCAAGAGGCAGAGTAGGCAATGTTCTTATAAGGTTAGCACAAGTATTAAATATTGTCAAGCGTGGTTTTTTAGTAATTGAATCTATTGCTAGACGCCTATGTACTTCCATTTTACCAGATATACGACTATTTCTAGCACCTTGTGCTGCCACTCGACCAGATGGTTTCCATCTACATCCCATCTTATTCATTGTCTCGGCTATACTTGGGCCAATATCACCACGCCTAGACCAAGCAGATACGTCAAGCACTCCATAAGACACGTATTCAGATTGCTCCAAATCCATAACTTTATTGCCAACTTCTGTAGCATTTAATCCTCTAAAGTATAACTCTCTGTATACAATGAGTTCATTGTCTGGGCTGACTGCAAACCACAATACACATCCGGGTGAGCTAAATCCCCAGTCTGCTCCTCTAAATCGAGTCCAGTGTTCAGGAATCTTGTATGGTTGAACCACGTGTACAAGTCTGCTGAACTCTTGAAATGCTGCCCCTTCCACAATGTCCCAGTCACCTTCAAGCAGTCTTCGACGTTGTGCTTCTGGCAAAGAGAGCAGGTTGGTTTCGTAGTCACCTGATTCATAGAGATGGGGGTTATCACTCAATTTAGCAGGAATAAACCTACGCTTAAACAATGGCTGACCAGCTTTAGCATGATTAGGTGGATACTCTAGTGTCTCACCAGTCTCAATATTAGTAGCCCAAAACGCTTGGCCCGGTACAGCAGGATCAATAAACATCTTACGAACCCACCAAGCACCCACATTACCGGGGTTACAAGAAGCTCGCATACATAATGGTAAAGTAGGATCAGCAGACCGTAAACGAGAACGCATATATTCCCAAGCATAAGGGGTAGACCAATGCGTAAGCTCGTCAAACCCAATCCAATTGAATGCCTGACCAGTGTAACGTAATACGTCATCGTCCCTGTCCAAGTAAGTAAGCCAGATCATAGCCCCTGAAGGAAAGGTCCATGTAGATTTCTGCTCTGACCACTTAGCTCCGGGGTAAGCTTTAGGATATATCTCCTTAGTCTTACTTACAATTTCGCGTAATTCGTCATTAGTATGACGTAAAAGCAATGCCCTATGGTTAGGATTAGCACAATAACGCAATGGATCAACGATCATAGCCATCGTTTTACCACCACCAGCAGCCCCACCATACAGTACTTCACGCTCGCTAGAAGCTAAAAAGTCAGTCTGTGGACCCTCATTTGGCACAAAAATGACCGCATCTGGATCTGTTTTTATGTCTTCAATCAGCGATTCTGGAGCTAAATCAAGCTCGTTTGTCTCAATTATAGCTGTTTTACTAGTCTTTTTAGCTATTTTTTCCAGCTTTTCAATGGCTGAAAGGTCTTTTTTAGCCTCTTTTACCAGTTTTGATACTTCGCCAGTAGCTTTTCTAGCCCTTTTTACTTCTTTATTAGCCTGAAACTTACGTCTTTCCGCCTTTGTAACAAGTTGCTTAGTACTAACCTTCTTTTTAAGCGGTGGCGGTGGAGGTAGTTCGTTTGGCACGTTTTAAAACTTTGTCAATTTTGTTTTTATTAAGGGTTGTGAAGCGTTTAGCTTCTCTTTTAGCCTTACGTTCTGCTAAAAGTTTCTTATGCATATAGAAAATCATTTGTCGAGTGCAGGATTTACCTGTAGCAGCCTGTAACCATATAGCTGCATCTTTATAACTTGCACCTTTTTCCACATATTCCATAGTCTTACGTAGACATTTAAGGTTATGCTGGTTTAAAAGTAGATACTGAGGATCATCAGGGTCTTCATCATAGATGAATGGCTTGCCTAATCCTGTTGTCCATGCAATACTTTTTGGAACTGTACCTTCTACAATGTCCCAAACGCTTATTTTAGTGTTCTTCATTCTGTTTTGGAGGTAAAAATACTATACCGAGCTGAGCACCGGATACAGTTTGTACCCTCTCCCTCTTAGTTAGACCAATGCGGTCAAGAATTTGTTTAGCAGCTTCTAATCGTTTCTCTGAACCTGGTTCAATGGCTTCATCACCCATCATATTAACCATTTTACGAGCAGCATCTGGAGCATGTTGAGCCAACCACATCTCTGTAGCTTCTACAATTTGCTCACGAATAGCTTGATTTAGGTTAGATACAGCACCGGGATGATAACCAGCCTTCTTAGCGGCTTCCATAACAGGCAAACCTTCAAAGACTAGATATTGAATGTACGCTTGTTGCTTGTCTGTTAGCTTATCAGCCATGACATTGCCACTTTCTTAGAGACTTGTTAATGCGAGAGTTAGGATCATTCTTAGTCTTTTCTGATGTAAGCTTAGCTTTCATACCAGACATACGAGCACAGAATGATTTCTTACGAGGTCCACCTTCTGGCTGTGGTGCTTTAAGGTGTCCACCAGTAGCTTTATTATAAGAGGCACGTCCTTTGGCGTTTAAACCACCTGACTCGTCTTTACCTTCTTTACGTTGCCATGCAGGACTAGCCATTAGCTATGCTTCCAATGTTTAGCATTCTCTGCAAATGTAGCTCGCTTACGTTCAGCAGGGTCTTTACTATGTTTAGCTTCAGCAAGCTTTTTAGCAGGAATAGGTTTACTAGATGGAACACCTAAGTCTTTGTGTAAAAGACCTTTATGAGATTCCTCAATCTTAATACCACCTTTTTTAAGACCTAAACCATTAAGACCCATACCACGAGGTGTAGTCTTATATGTTTTACCTGACTCTAAAAGTTTTAAGCTATTAAGACCAGTCTTTACGTTACTGGACTTTGGAGCATCTTTACGTAATGGAGGTAAATTGGTCCTCATTTGATGCTCCTATTCTTAGATTTGCTTAAAACTCTTAGATTAGAACGTGCGTTATTAGTAGTGTTGTGGTTCTTGTGATCCACATCCTTACCATCACCTTTGGAAACTAATCCTGCTTTAGCTAATTTAGCACGAGCAGCGTTACGACCAGCCCTACGTTCTTTTTGAGTTTCAGTTGACTGATACTTCTTATCGTAGCTGTAGTCTCGTCCGTCAGCTTTATTTACGCCGCCTCTAGGCATTATTTCTTTGCAGCATAGTCTTTAGTGTGTGCAGCAACAACTACACCACCTGATTTCATCTTAGCTCCACCACCACACATTTTGCAGCTGCATTTGTCTGGATGTGCTTTAGAACCTTGAAAAGACCCATTAACTTTGCTAAAACCAGCCTTACCCTTTTTACCAGTTAAAGAACCTGGTTTGCCATCAGACATACCACCCTTTTTCATACCTTGAGGCATACCAGGCATAGCACCAGGAGCACCGCCAGGAGCACCAGTAGGTGATGGCATAGGCACAGGAGCAGCAACTGTCTTACGAGCTACAGCCAAACCTTTAGGAACAGAATTAGGACCACGAGGAC